CGACCTGGGCCACGTTCGTCCAGGTCGCCGACATGGGCGGCATCGTGCCGCGCCCGCGCGACGTGCCAGCGCACCTTGCCGACGACGCGCTGTTCCTCGGCCAGTCGATGCCGTGGATCGACCCGCTCAAGGAAGCGAACGCCTGGGAGAAGCTGGTGCGCGCCGGGTTCGCCTCCGAGGTCGAGGTAATGCGTCGCCGTGGGGTCAACCCGGCCGACGTGCTCGAGCAGATCACCGCCTTCCGCAGCAAGACACGCGAGCGCGGCCTGCGCTTCGCCAGCGATGCGGCCCACGACGGCGCCGCCGCCCCGGTGGAAGACGACCAAGAGATCACAGACGCGGTGGCGGCAGTGCTGCGCCGCGCCGGCATCCAAACCCCCTGACCACCCACGGAGCCCACCATGAAGCACTCCTTCCGCCTCACCCTCGCCAGCCTCGCGCTGACAGCCGCCTCGCTGCTCGCCCCGTTCGCGGTGCAGGCGCAGGCGCTGTCCGACTACCTGGAGAACAAGCTCGTCGACCACGTGTTCCGTGGCCAGACGTTCACCGCTCCCGCGACCCTCTACGTGGCGCTGTTCACCGCGGCGAGCGCCTGCGATGCGGGCACGGTCACGGAGGTGTCGACCAGCGGCACCGGGTACGCCCGGGCCTCGGTCACGTCGTCGCTGGCCAACTGGGCAGGAACGCAGTCCGCGGGCAGCACGACCGCCTCCAGCGGCACGGGCGGGGTCACCAGCAACAACGCGACGATCTCCATCGGATCGGCGACCACGACCGCCTGGGGCACCGTCTCGCACTTCGGGATCTATGACGCCTCCACCGCGGGCAACCTGCTGATCTGCCAGGCGCTGACGACGCCCAAGACGATCAACCTCGGGGACGCCTTGCCGAGCTTCTCCGCCGGCAGCCTGACCGTCACGTTCCAGTAAGAACGCACAAGCACCGGGGCCGCGGGTCATGCCGACGATCACCGCGACCGAGCAATCGGCCGCTGGAAGCTACATTGACTTCGGCGACCCGGCCGCTGTTCGAGACATCGGCGCTCAGACCGTCCTCGTCTACGCGCGGCCGACCGCGGCAGGAGAAGGCGGGCTGGGGTACCTGATCTCCAAGGCGACGACGGCGGGCACGTCGTGGTCGCCGAGGATGATCGCTCAGGACGGGTCGACGACGAAGCGATGGACTTTCGGCTCGTCGTCAAGCGGGAGCAATCTCAACCCCGGTGCGGATGCGCGCGCTGGATCGCTCGTCTACGGAGACTGGCAGCACGCTGCAGCGACCTGGGACGGCGGACTTTCGGACTCAGGGGTCACGCTGTACGAAGGCCTCGGCGATCTCAAGGTGTCGCCGAAGTACGGCTCGTACAGCGGCTCCGGGTCGATCAACAGCAACGCCGGCGGCGTGCTGACGCTTCTCAATCGGCACAACCGGGGGCGCGCGTTCGTCGGCGCCGTCGCGTACATTGCCTGGTGGAACCGGGTGCTGACGCTGTCTGAGCTGCTGGTAGCGCAGGCCGAGGGGCCGCTCTCAGTCCCGGTTGGCCTCATCCTCTGCTGGGCAAACGGCCAGGACTACGGTCCGCACGCGCTCACGCCGACGGCGCGCACCGTTTTCGTTGCCGGCGCGCTCCCGCCGAACACGGATCTCGGCGGCGGCGGGGTCGAGCTCGAAGGTGACGCGACCGCGACAGTGTCCGCCTCGGCGGGTCTGGCGAATACGCCCGCAGATCTCTCCGGCGATGCATCGGCCTCCGTGCATGCTACCGGCACGCTGGCCGAGCAGACGACCGTCGTCATCACGGATCTCGACGCGGGGAACGGCGATCCATCCGCTGTGGTTGTCACGGATGCGGATGCGCAGACCCCGACGGTGCAACTATCGCACAGAGTCGCGGCCCAGGGCGACGGAGGATGGAGGCACTTTCTGTTCGCGGTCGAGGGCGTCGAAGGGAAGACGCCGGTGTTCCGGTGGGGGGCGGCCGGGCACAAGTTCGGCTCGTCGGGGTTCACCTCGGCTTGGGCTCCTGTCTACACCACCGATTTCATCACGTGGACGAAGGCAAGCGCCCGGACAATCGATGCCACGTGGATCACTTGGAGTTTCGACGATCCGCTGCCCGCTGGTACTGTCTACGTCGCGAGCCATCCGCTGGGTCAACTGGCGCACGCCACTGCCTTCGCAGCGCATCTGCTGACGGCTCATGCGGCGGTCGCCTCACCCGGCGCAGCAGCGAATGCGGCCGGTGTCTACGCGACGAGTCCGGCTGAGACGGACGATCTCGGCCGGGCGATTGGCGGGAACGAGCAGTACGCGATTCGGCTCCAGTGGGGTGGTGTAACGACTGACGGCCACCCGAAACGCAAGCTCGTGATGCTGGCAGGCATTCACGCTGCTGGCGAGGCGCATGCGTGGGTCGGATTCGTCGCGGCAGTGCAGTGGATGCTCAGCGACGCGTCGCCGGAGGCGGCCGCGTGGCGCGCGAACTGGGATGTGTACCTGTACTTCGGGCTGACGCCGAACGGCTGGAAGGGCGGCGATGCGAGGCGAAACTTCCGAAGTACGAAGGACCCGAATCGGGATTTTCGGCTCACCGGCCTGAGCACGCTCCAGGAGATCACCGACCTGCGAGCAGCGGTCGAGGCGGATGCGGGCTCGGCCCAGGTGCTGTTCTCGTGGCACGGCAATTGCAACACTGCGGCGCGCCGCACCGTCTACGTGATGCCGCCAGACGATCAAGCGGGCACGCGGCGGCCGATCATGCAGGCCTTCATGGACCTGGCCGCGAGCAAGGTCGGGGGTGTGTTCAATCAGGTGGTCCTGACGGATACGACCACCGACATGTGGTGGGGCTTCGCGAAGCTGGGCGCAGCCATCTCTCTCCCGGTCGAATTGCAGGCCCTCGGTGAATCGAGCCAGGCCGAGGCAGAGTTTGTCGGCCGCGCGTGGCTCGAGACGTTGCAAGCGCTGGACGCTGCGGAAGCGTTCGCGCCCGCCGCCCTCGAGGGCGGCGCGACGGGCTCAGGCAGCGCCGCCGGCACCCTCTCGACCGAGATTCGCATCGCCGCCGCCGCCCTGGTCTCGGCCTCGGCTACCGGCAGCCTGTCGACCGCGATCAATCTCGCAGGCTCTGCGGCATCGGCCACGCTGGCCGCCGGCACGCTCACGACCCAGATCCGGCTCGCAGCCGCTGCCGTGGCCGGCGGGCAGGCGGTCGGCGAGCTGTCTGGCGCGATCTCTCTGCAGGGCGCGGCCGTCACGGCCACGCTGGCCTCGGGGGAGCTGACCGCGCAGATTCGGCTGGACGGGGCGGCACTGGCCGCTGCCGGAGCGACCGGCGACATCACGACGCTGATCGTGCTGCAGGGTGCGGCCGTGGCCTCCGTGCTGGCCTCCGCGGCGCTGACGACCGCTCCGAACGGGCTCGCAGGTGATGCGACTGCCGGCGCCACGGCTGCCGGCGCGCTGACGACGGCAATCCAGATGGTCGGCGGCGCGCAAGTCTCGGTGATTGCATCCGGCGCAGTGGGCACGACGGTGAGCCTCGCAGGCGCTGCCGTTGCAGTGGTCACGGCGACGGGTGACCTGGTCATTGCGCTGGAGCTTTCTGCTGCTGCAGTGGCGGCTGCGGTGGCGGGGGCGGATCTGACGACGGCGATCACGCTGCGGGCGGATGCGGTGGCGGGGGCGCAGGCGGGTGGAGTGCTGTCCGGGTTCGTCTACGTCGCCAGCCAGAGGCGCACCTACATGGCGCGCCGCCGGGTGCGCAAAGCAATCGCGGGGATAACATGAGCAGCACGGCGTTCGATCCAATGAGGCCGGATGAGGTCGAGGTGTTCGCCGTGGACTTCCGGCGTCGGCTGGGCTCAGGCGTGACGCTGCAGCCGACCGCGGCGGTGGTTGCAGTTCTTGCGGATGACCCGACCGAGACTCCGATCCCGGCAATGGTGTCCGGCCCTGCGGGTGTCGACGGAACGGTGGTGTCGCAGTTGATCGCAGGGCTGGCCGAGGGCGAATACACGCTGCTGTTCCGCGCGACGACCGCTCAGGGCGAGGCTCTCACGGAGTCGCGTGATCTCACGGTGCAGCGCCGCCTGAGCTGAGCGCGCGAAAGTCTCACGCGCCCCTGACCGTGAGACAGCCCAGTGCGCAGACTGCGTACATGAGCACACCGAAGTGGTACTCCATCAAGGCCCGAGCCGCCGCCCCGCGTGCGGCCGAGGTGTTCGTGTACGGCGACATCGGCGAAAGCTGGTGGGGCGAATCGGTAACGGCCGCCGATTTCGTGCGCGAGATCGCCGCGCTCGACGTCGACGAGCTGACCGTCCGAATCAACAGCTACGGCGGTTCCGTCTCGGACGGCCTGGCGATTTACAACGCCCTGCGCCGCCACAAGGCCCGCGTGACCACCTCGATCGAGGGTCTGGCCGCGTCCATCGCCTCGCTGATCGCAATGGCAGGGGACTCGGTCGAGATGGCCGAAAACTCGCTGCTGATGATCCACGCCCCTTGGGGCGGCGCGACGGGCAATGCCCAGGTGCTGCGCGAGTACGCCGACATGCTCGACAAGTGGGCCGGCGCGATGGCCTCGAGCTACGTCGCCAAGACCGGGCGCGAGCACGCCGACATGCTGGCCCTGCTGACCGATGGCGTCGACCACTGGTACACGGCACAGGAGGCCCAGGCCGACGGCTTCGTCGACACGATCCTCGAGGCCATGCCGATCGCCGCCGCGCTGATGAAGCCCGCTCGGTTCGTTCCCAAGCATCTCCAGGCCTCGGCCGCTGACATCGCGCAGCCGACCGCGCCTGAGCTTTCCGCCGCGGCGCCCGCCGCACAACCCCAGGAGCAATCCGAAATGACGCAACCGACCGCCGCTGCGGGCGCGGGCACCCCGACGCCTGCCACCCCCGATGAGCACTCGCAGCCCGTGAACGCGACCGAGATCGCCGCTCGCGCCATCGCCCAGGACAAGGAGCGCCGCGAACGCATCGCCGAGAGCTTCGCACGCTTTTCCGGGCACGAAGGCGTTCCGGCCCTGATGGCCACGCTCCAGGCTGATCCGTCCGTCACCCCGGAGGCTGCTGGTCTGAAGCTCCTGGCACACCTCGGAGCAAACGAGCGCCCGGTGGCTGGGCACTACTTCGTCACCGTCGAAGACGAGCGCGACAAGCGCGCCGAGGCGGTGGCCGCGTCGCTGATGGTCCGCGCTGGCGTCGCAGGCAAGCGCGAGCGCGAGATCGCCGCGCAGTCCGGGATGGCTGGTCGAACGCTGCTGTCTCTGGCCGAGGCCTCGCTGGCCCGCGCCGGTGTCTCGACCGCACACATGGACAAGATGGCCGTGGTCGCTGCGGCGTTCACGCAGGGCACGGCCGACTTTCCGATTCTGCTCGAGACGGCCATGCACAAGACGCTGCAGTCGGCCTACGCGAACGCGTCCGACACCTGGTCGCGCTTCTGCAAGGTCGGATCGGTGAGCGACTTCCGCGCGAACGGCCGTTATCGGGTCGGCGGACTGTCCAACCTCGACGCGGTCAACGAGTTCGGCGAGTTCAAGAACAAGGCGATCCCGGACGGCGAGAAGGGCAGCATCACCGCCAGCACCAAGGGCAACATCATCAACCTGACGCGCCAGGCCATCGTCAACGACGACCTGGGCGCGTTCATCGGCCTGTCCGCGAGCCTTGGCCGCGCGGCGCGCCGCACCATCGAGGCCTCGGTCTACGCGCTGCTGGCCGAGAACAGCGGCCTGGGCCCGACGCAGTCCGACACCAATCCGCTCTTCCACTCGGGGCGCAAGAACGTCGGCACCGGTGCCGCGCTCACGGTGGCGTCGATCGACGCGGATCGCGCGCTGATGGCCTCGCAGACCGGCGTGGGCGGCTACGACTACCTGGACATCCGCCCGGCGATCCTGCTGGTGCCGACGCTCTACGCTGGCACCGCGCGCGTCATCAACGATGCGCAGTACGACCCCGACACCGCGAACAAGTTGCAGCGCCCCAACGCGGTGCGCGGCCTGTTCCGCGACATCGTCGACTCGCCGCGCCTCACCGGAACCCGCTACTACATGTTCGCCGATCCGACCGAGGCGCCCGTCATCGAGGTGGCGTTCCTGGATGGCCAGCAGGAGCCGGTGATCGAGATGGAGCGCGGCTTCGATGTCGACGGCACCCGCTACAAGGTTCGCCTCGACTACGGCGTCGCTGCGATCGACTGGCGCGGCGCGGTGACCAACGCCGGCACCGCCTGATGACCAAGGCCGGGCGCGCACCGCGCCCGGCGATCGAACCTCACTAGGAGCAAGAGATGGCGAACAACTACCAGCGGCCCGGCGAGACCTGGACGCACACGGCCGCGGGGACGATCGCCTCGGGCGGCGTCGTCGTGATGGGCGACAAGGTCGGCGTGGCCCTCGGCGACGCATCTTCGGGCGATTCGGTCGAGGTCGCGGTTCGGGGTGTGTTCACCCTGGCCAAGCTCTCCACCGACGTTGTCGCCCAGGGCGCGATCCTTTACTGGGACGCGGGCAACAGCCGCCTGACGGTCACTGCCAGCACGCACAAGAAGGCTGGTCTTGCGGCGGGAGCGGCGGGCAGCGGCGTGAGCACCGTCGCAGTCGATCTCGGCCAGACCCGCTGATCGCGGCATGACCGTCTTCGAGGATCTCGAGCGCGCGGTCAATGCCGCCGTGATGACCTCCCTCTCCAACCGGGAGGCAGTCATCGACGGTGCGGTGCGCGCGCGCGGGGTCTTCGATGCGAACCCGGCCGTCGCGTTTGGCGCGGTCGAAACGGCGGCGCCTTCCTTCGTGGTGAGCCTGTCGGAATGGCCGCAGCCGGCGCGCGGTGACGAGTTCGCAATCTGCGGCGACGTGTACCGGGTCATCAGCGTGGATCTGGACGGCCTGGGGTTCGCTCGCCTGAGCCTGGAGCGGCAGTCGTGACCTCCCGCGCCGAAGCCATCGCCGATGCCGTCGCGGCTGCCCTCACGGCGCCGGCCATGAGCAGCGTTCCGGCCGCGCGCGTGTTCCGCGACCTGAACGGCGCGATCCAGTCCGAGCTGCTGCCCGCCATCGCGGTCGAGACCGGCGACGAGCCGCCGCCGATCCGTGTGGTGCTTGGCCACAAGGAGCGCCGCGTGGACATCGACGTCACCGTCTTCGCCTCTGGCAGCTACGCCGCGGCCGACCCGGCCCGGGTGGAGGCCTTCAACCGACTGATGGCCGATCCGTCGCTCGGCGGCCTGGTGTTCGAGCTGGAGGAGGGCGCCACGCGCCGCCAGCGGCAGGACGGCGAGTCACTGGTGGTCGCCGTGACCACGACGTTCTCCGCGCAGTACCGCACCGCCGAATACAGCCTGGAGTCGTGATGGATGACACCCCGATCAATCCCGACGCCCTGCCGCCGACCGGCGGGCGCTGGGTCCGAGACCCTGAAACCGGCGCCCTGTCGCCGGTCGACGAACAGCAACCTGAGCCGGCGAACGGCGACGAGGAGTAGAGCATGGCGCTCGACCGCAAGATGAAGAACATGTTGGTGCTCGCCAAGGTCGAGACGACCGCGGGCACCGATGCAGTCCCGACCGGATCGGACGACGCCGTGCTGCTGGCGGGCGACGTGTCGCTGCAGCCGGTTGACGCCCAGGTGGTGCCGCGGAACATCGTCACCGGCTACTTCGGTTCGCCGGGCAGCCTGGTTGGCACCGCCTGGATGCAGCTCTCGTTCTCCGTCGAGATGGCCGGCTCCGGCGCGGCTGGCACTGCGCCGGAATGGGGGACGCTGCTGCTCGGGTGCGGGTTCGCCGAGGCTGTCACCGCGTCCACCCGGGTGGACTACACGCCGGTCTCGACCGGATTGAAGACGCTCACCCTCTACGGCTACGCGGACGGCCTCCAGTACAAGTTCGTGGGCGCCCAGGGCGAGCTGACCGGCGCCAAGCGTGTGGGCGGTATCCCCACGTTCTCGTTCACGTTCTGGGCGCCCTACCTGGCCCCCACGGCGGTGTCGAATCCGGCGCTCACGCTGACCGCCTGGAAGATGCCCGAGCTGGTGAACACGACCAACACGGCGCAGCTCACGCTGGGCGGCGCGTACTCGGCCGGCGCGATCTCCGGGGGCACGCAGTACGTCTCCGGCGGCATCGAGTTTGCGATGGGCAACAATCTGTCCCGCGTGGACCTGATCGGCGCCAGCCGCGCCACGATCACCGACCGGGCCGTCTCCGGCACCGCCTACACGCTCGACCTGACCCCGGCTCAGGAGATCGCCATCCAGGGCAAGGTCGTCGCGGGCACTGCCGAGTCGATCGGCATCCTCCACGGCAGCGCCGCGGGCAAGAAGGTGATGCTGTTCTTCCCGACGGCCAACTATCGCGGCATCGGATATGAGAGCGTCGAAGGCGTGATGACCTCGACGATCCAGTTCGATTCGCCCCCCGCCAGCGGCAACGACGACATCCGAATCGTCGCGCTGTAACTCGCCGATCCAGGAGACCTGAATGGCGTTCAAGCTCAAGCCCAACCCCACCTTCGTCGCGCCCGCCCAGATCAGCCAGGCGGGCAGCGACGAGATGCTGTCGATCCCCTTCGAGTTCTTGTACCTGTCTCGCTCCGCCTACAAGGAGCAGATCGAAGATGCCAAGCTCAAGGTGATCGACGCCGTGCGCCTGGTGGTGCGCGGCTGGCAGCTCGAGGACGATCCCTGGAGCCCCGAGCGGTTCGAGGAGTTCCTCGACGACTACCCGATCGCCGACCAGGAGATCTGGACGGCGTACACCCGGGAAATGTCGGTGTCGAAGCGAAAAAACTGATGGCGATCGCCCGCGCCCTGGTCCATCCACCGGGCCGGGATCGTGAGGCGATCGCACGCGATGCAGCAGCCGCCGGGCTGCGCGTGGAGTTCGATGGGGCAGACGAGTCGGTCGAGGTCTACCCCGAGCACTGGGAGGCGACGCAGGTGGCCGACGCGATGATGACCCAGCTCAACGTCGGCATGGGCGGCGTGGTCGGATGGCGCTTCGAGGCCCTGCCGACTGTCTGCCGCCTTCTGGCGATCCCCCTGGCCACTCAGCGCCGCATCTTCGCGGACGTCCGCTCGCTCGAGCAGATGGTGGTCGGCCTCATCCGGGAGCGCAGTAAATGACGGACGTCCGCTTCGCCATCCGCGCCGACGGGGAGGGCGCGACCCGCGAGGTCGAGCGGGTCAAGCAGAGCCTGAACACGCTTCCGGCCGCCGCGCGCACCGCGCAGGGCGGCCTGGACGGCCTTGGCATGTCGGCCGCGCAGACCGCGCAGGCGATGCGTCAGGTGCCGATGCAGGTCACGGATATCGTGACCTCGCTGGCCAGCGGGATGCCGGTCTACATGGTGGCCATCCAGCAGGGCGGCCAGCTCAAGGATGCGTTCGGCGGGATCGTCCCTGCGGCGAAGGCCTTGTCTTCGACCATCGTCGGGATGGTCAACCCGTTCACGCTGGCGGCTGCTGCGGCTGCTGCCGTCGGTGCGGCCTGGTATCAGAGCGAGCAGCAGGCGGCCGCGTTCTCGAAGGCGCTGATCCTGAGCGGAAACGCGATCGGGATGACGACTGGCCAGCTCCAGCAGATGTCAGCCACGCAGGGTCTCGCCGCATCCGCGCTCGCCGAGATGGCGGGATCGAGCAACATCGCCGCGCGCGATCTTGCCCAGTTCACCGCGGTGGCCGTCGAGTGGGAGCGCGTCACCGGCCAGGCCGTCAGCGAGACCCGCAAGCAGTTCGAGGAATTGGCCAAGTCGCCGGTCGACGCCCTCATCAAGCTCAACGACGGCACCAACTTCCTGACGGTCGCGGTGCTCGAGCAGGTGGTAGCCCTGCAGGCGCAAGGCAAGGAGACCGAGGCGTCGGAGGTCGCGCAGCGCGCCTGGGCGGCGGCGCTCGAAGGCCGCGCCGGGGATGTTCAGGAATCGACGAACAAGATGGTCCGCGCTTGGAGCCTGGTGGCGAAGGAAGCGCGGTCGGCATGGGCGGTGATGGTGCGGGCGTTCGACGACGAGACGCCTGCGCAAGCCCTGGCGAAGCTCGACCAGCAGATTGCAGGCCTGGAAGGAAAGGTCAAGAACCGGCCGAATCAAGTCGGTGGGCTGCTCGGCAAGTGGCTTGGTGATGACCCGTCGCAGCTCACCGGGCTGAAGGCGCAGCGCGAGGCAATGGCGGAGACCATCCGCCTGTCGGAGCGCGCGCAACTGGCAGCCGCCGAGCGAGGCGCCGCCGAGCGCAAAGCCGTGGCCGTGGTGGTCGAGGGCCTCAAGACCGAAGACGATCAGCGCAAGCGGACAGCGAGCGGCGCCGAGTCGGCATCGAAGGCGCGCATCCGTGCCATCGAGGCCGAGCGCCAGGCACGCGAGAAGCTCGAAGGGATCATTTCCTCCGCGCTGGGCCGCGATGAGGAGCGGCAGCGCAAGGAAGAGATCGAGGCCGCCGAGCAGGCAATCAAGCTGTGGGAGCAGGAAGCCGATGCTCGCACGAAGGCCTATGAGGCGGCCGACAAGCAGGTGACGAGTTTCGCCACGCTGCTGACGAACATCCAGCTCGAAACGCAGTACCTGCAGATGAGCAACCAGGAGCGCGAATTCGCCACGGCGATGCGCGAGCTGGAGGTGCTGGGCGTCGAGAAAGGCACGGCGGCCTGGGAGGCATACGCCGAGGCGCTGAGGAAGGCGATCGGCGAGCGGGCGACGGTCAAGGCCGGGATCGAGTCGACGCGAGAGTTCGAAGCGCAATGGGAGCGGACGACCGACCAGATCGGGCAGTCATTCTCAAACGCGCTGATGGACGGCGGCAAGAGTGGCTGGGAGTACGTCAAGGGCCTGTTCCGTTCCGGCCTTGCGGTCCCGGTCAAGGCGTTCGTGAGCAGTCTGGCGGGCGCGGCTGGGCAGGCGATTGCCGGGACGTCCGGCGGCGGCACAGTGGGCTCGCTCTCGTCGGCGGCCTCGCTGGCGAGTTCCCTGGGTTCCTTCGGCAGTTTCGCCGCGACCGGCGCGATGAACACGGTATTCGGCACCGGCCTGACCGGCAGCCTGTCGGCGGCTGGATCGCTGCTTTCGGGTGGATCGGTCGCTGGCGGCCTCGGCATGGGGCTGGGTGCCGTCACCCCCTACGCGATGGCTGCGATCGCCCTGTACTCCCTGCTCTCCTCCG